ATGTTACAAGATAAAGGTAGAAAACTTGCAAAAGATTTTAATAATCTAAAATTAGAAATCAAAGATCTATTAGAAGTTGTCAAACGTGCAGATGATATCTCCATGACATGTCATTCTGTAAGAACTGATATTCATAATAGTGATAGAGATATTCTTCGTCTCGAAAAAGAAAACCTACAAATTAATCAGGAGTTAATTGAACTACAAACTAATACTCCTAATATTGAAAAGGAAACTGAAACCCTTGTTCAGTTCAATAAGGAACTAGGTGTTACTGAAAAAAATTGTGGTAAGATTGCTGAAACTCTTGATGAATACTTCATTGTCTCTAATTTACTAAAAGATTCTGGTATTAAAAGTCAAATTATTAAAAGGTATGTTCCAATTTTTAATAACTTAATTAATAAATATCTGCACAGTATGGACTTCTTTGTCAATTTTACCCTTGACGAGAACTTCAATGAGATACTAAAGAGTCGTTTTAGAGATGAGTTTTCTTATTCTTCTTTCTCAGAAGGAGAGAAACAAAAGATTGATCTAGCACTACTGTTTACATGGAGAGAAGTTGCTAGAATGAAAAACAGTGTAGCAACGAATCTTCTTATCCTTGATGAAGTTTTTGACAGTTCACTTGATGCAGATGGAACTGCAGAACTTCTTAAAATCCTAAGAAGTTTTGGTAATGACTCTAATGTATTTGTTATAAGTCATAAAGGTGAAATCCTCGTAGATAAGTTTCTACGCACATTAAAATTTGAAAAAATTAATGACTTCTCAAAACTTTCGGAAGACTCGTGAATAAAGCATGGAGAATTTGGGCAAAAGCGTTAGGAGACAAATCAGGTAAAACTGATAGAGAGGCAGATGTCATTGCTCTCATCCGAACGTTTATCTTTATACAATTAATCGTGACGAACTGTTTTATCGTTGCAGGTAATATACGACACTGGAATGACCACCACGTACCACCAAAATATGAACGTGTGCCAGTTAAATAACTGTCCACTGGGTTGACCATTGGTCGTGTAAACTGCTATCATATAGATATCTAAAGCAAACACGATGATCAACCAAGAAGTAAAAGGAACACTCGCTAGACTACTAGCAACAGAAAACCTCACTGTAGAGCACCGTAAAGTTTCTACTGCATACTTTGATGTTGACAAGCGTCTCCTAGTTCTCCCAATCTGGAAGACTGCTTCTAACACTGTATATGATCTTCTAGTAGGTCATGAGGTAGGACATGCTCTCTATACACCTAACGATCCTTTTGGAGACGCTCCTAAGGCATTTGTAAACGTCATAGAGGATGCTCGTATCGAACGTCTTATGAAAGAGACATATCCTGGTCTTCGTAAGTCTTTCTTTGAAGGTTATACAGAACTCTGGAATGATGATTTCTTCGGTGTAAAGCATGAAGAACTAGAGAACCTTCCTTTGATCGATCGTATCAATCTATATTTCAAAGGTAATGCTGCAATGCCTTTTACTGAGGATGAAAAGCATTGGGTAGAGAAAGTAGCAAATACAAAAACATTCCAAGATGTTGTTGATCTTGCTAACGACATGTATGGTCATGCTGAAAAGATTGAAGAAGCAAAACCAAAGATGGAAGAAGAAGATGAACTAGATTGGAATGCAAGTTTTGAGAATGATGAGGATTCAGATGAGAGTGAAGGAGAAGGACAAGAGATTGAGCAAGAAGTAGATTCTACAGGTAAAGATAGTACACCTAAACCAACTCTATCCTCTGATATATCAGGTGATGATTCATCAGAAGAGTCACAACCAGTATCTACATCTCAAGCAACTGGTCTTGGTGGTAATCAAATGACTTCTAGTTATGATGAGACTAAAAGTATTACTGAAGAAGCACTTGCACAAGCATTAGAAACACTTGTAGATGAAGATGCTAGAGAGTGGGTCTACCTAACACTTCCACAAATCAAACTTGATGACATCATTATTCCTTCCGAAGAAATTGCAGAGGGTCTAAAGTGTCACTTCTATGGTCAAGCATTTTCTGATAAGAATTCACTAGATCAATACATGGAAAAGGTAGACTATGCAGTTGATCACTATGAGAAATACAAGAAGAGTGCACAGAAATCTGTTAACTATCTTCTCAAGCAATTTGAAATGAAAAAGTCTGCTGCAGAATACAAGAGAGCAGCAACTTCTAAAACTGGTGTTATCAACACACAATCTCTATACAAGTACAGACTAACTGATGACATCTTCAAAAGAGTCACAGTAGTTCCTGAGGGTAAGAATCATGGACTTATCATGTATCTTGATTGGTCAGGATCTATGAGTCATCAACTTCTTGATACTCTCAAGCAAGTATACAACTTGGTTTGGTTCTGTCGTAAAGCACAAATTCCATTCCGTGTGTATGGTTTCCAGAGTGGGTATGCATATGGGTATGATACTAAGATGCATCCTGCTGTTACCCCTAAAGCAAATAGTCTTAACTTTGACAGTTCTTTCAAACTCTTTGAGTTCTTCTCTTCAAAGCAAAACAAGAGATCTCTTGAAGAATCTATGAAGTTGGTATACATGCAAGCATTTGCAATGAACGGATATCATCTTTCATACTGTCATCAGTATGGACTAGGTGGCACTCCTCTAGCGGAAGCAATGATGTGCACTCGTAAGATTGTAGATCTACTGAAGAAAACTGAGGGTGTTACTAAGGTAAACGTAGTCTCTCTAACTGATGGAGAATCAAATCCTATGAGTTACATGAGAGAGCGTAAAGAAGATGAAGGTTACTACTACGAGAAAGATCAGTATCGTGTATCTAGTATCCAACATTCTTACGGAAAAGTATTTTTCCTTCGTGATCCTGAGACAGGATATACTACAAAGATCAATAGTAGTCCATATGAGGTCACTCAAACTATGGTTGGTTTCTTGAGAGAGGTTACTGATTACAACTGGATTGGTATCCGTCTCTGTAGCAAAGGAGAAATGAATAGATTTGCTCGTTCAGTTTCCTTTGATCAAGAGTTCATTGATCAACTTGACAAGTCATGGAAGAAAAACAAGTTTGCTTCCATCAAAGAGAAAGCAGGTTTTACCGAGTCTTTCTACATCCCTGATAGGGGAACTGGTTATGGCACTGAAGACCTTGAGGTAAAACAAAAGGGCGAAGTTGCTACTAAAGCAGAACTACAACGTGCATTCAAAAAGCACATGGGTTCTAAGATGACCAACAAAACAATCCTTAATGCCTTTATCGAGAACATCGCATGAAATGTAAAGTAACTCTTTTCAAAGCAGGTACAATTTTTGAAGAAGTTGTAATTGCTGTTGACTACAATGACGCACAGAAAGTTGCACTAGCAAGAAATCCTGGTGCAACTGTGCAAAGTGTGACAGCAGTGTTCGATTAACAAACTGTCCACTCCCCCTACACATAGCAGTTTCATCTGCTATACTAAATGTATAAACAAACAAACTAGACTCATGCCTTTTGAACCAAACCCTGTGACTACTGAACAACTCGTTCAACACTTAACTGATAATGTTGGTGTTGAGGTAGGATGTTCTGACATTCGTAATTCAGCAAAAGAACTAAGTGTATCTTATGCTACTGCCTGTAAGAGGTTGAAGTCTTATAAATCAGGTATTGGCAAATGGAACTTGACAGCACAACAAATTGAAGAGTGCTTCAAGAAACCATCTGCAAAACCTGCAAAGGAAGTTTCATACATCCCAGAGAAAGATGGCACCTATGTCCCTTTTGGTAACTTCAGCAATGTTCGCAAAGTTATCTCGTCCGATAAATTCTATCCTATCTTCATTACAGGTCTTTCTGGAAACGGTAAGACACTCTCAGTTGAGCAAGCGTGTGCTGCAACTAATAGGGAGTTGATCCGTGTCAACATCACCATCGAAACTGACGAAGACGATCTTATTGGTGGGTTTCGTCTTGTTAATGGCGACACTGTTTGGCACAACGGTCCTGTCATCGAAGCTTTGGAGAGGGGAGCTATCCTCCTTCTAGATGAAATCGATCTTGCATCAAACAAGATTCTATGTCTACAATCTATTCTAGAAGGTAAAGGTGTATTCCTCAAGAAGATTGGTCGCTATGTAAAACCTGCTCAAGGATTCAATGTTATTGCAACTGCAAATACTAAAGGTAAAGGCAGCGATGACGGTCGTTTTGTTGGAACTAACGTTCTCAATGAAGCATTCCTAGAGCGTTTCCCAATCACTTTTGAGCAAGAGTACCCATCTGCTGCTATCGAAAGCAAGATCCTATTGAACCAAGGATGTGATGCAGAGTTTACTGAGATGCTTATCAAGTGGGCAGGTGTTATCCGTAAAACATTCTTTGACGGTGGTGTTGATGAAGTCATTACAACTCGTCGTCTAGTTCACATCGTTCATGCACATCAAATCTTTGGTGATCGTCTAGGTGCAATCACTAACTGTGTCAATCGTTTCGATGATGATACTAAGCAATCCTTCCTCGATCTTTATACAAAGGTTGACGCACAGGAAGAACTAGAGTATACTGAGGGTTGAGAAATACCCTCTCTATATTATGAGAAAGTACAGCGAGGATGAGATCCTCAAGGAGATTTCAGAATACATCTCCAACACATACAAAGGTCATTATTCTGTCGGTAACGTTCAGACTCTTGACCTTATTGATTCTGTTGGTGACGCTGAAGCATTCTGTAGAAGTAATGTTCTGAAGTATGCTTCACGTTATGACAGAAAGGGGTCAGCAAGGAAAGACATCATTAAGATCATTCATTATGGAATGTTGCTACTCCACTTTAACGACAAAACTGCTAAAGCAAACGAAGCAGCAGTAAACAATCCTACATCATTTTCAG